CGCTAGTCGCATCAGTGCGACTAGCGTGCGCCCGCTTAACAGACACAATTTCAGTTGGAGATTAACGATTATGGATACTGCATTACAAAACCGCGCGAACGGCGTCGCAACCGTTTCTGACCCCGGCAATCTGATCGCCGCCATTGCGCGCGCTGCGTCCGACCCATCAGTGGACGTTACAAAAATGGAACGCCTTTTCGCCATGCACGAGGCAATGGTGCAGCGACAGGCGCGCGTCGCTTTCGACAATGCGATGGCCGACTTTAAAGCCGAAGCGCCGACAATCGTCAAGGGAAAAGAAGTGAAGTTCGGCCAGACGCAGTACAAGCACGCGACGCTCGCGATGGTTTGTGACGCGGTTATTGAGGCGCTTTCGCGCCACGGCGTCACGCATCGCTGGGATTTGCAACAGGACAAGGGAGCGGTGCGTGTGACGTGCATCCTCACGCACCGCGACGGGCACAGCCAATCGACGCCGCTGGAGGCTCCGCCGGACATCTCCGGCCAGATGAATGCGATTCAGAGGGTAGCGTCGGCCGTCACTTACCTGCAGCGGTACACGCTGCTTGCCGCGACCGGCCTCTCGACCACCGACCAAGCCGAGGACGACGGTCGCGGCACGGGCCACGGCGAGAAGATCAGCGACGGCCAATTGCTAGACATCGAGACAATGCTCCGTGATCGCGGGATCGAAATAGCGAAGTTCAAGAAGTGGGCGAAGGTGTCCGACATCGGCGAAATTCTCGCGAAGAACTACCAGACGTGCGTAGACCGCATTAAAGAGCATCAGGCGCCGCGATGATGGAAGTCGAATACCACGCGATGCAACAAGGATCGCTTGACTGGCGCCGCATTCGCCAGGGCTGCGCTACCGCGAGCGAGTTTTCTACGCTGATGTCAAAGGGGCGGGGCGAGAACGGCGCAAGCAAAGGCCGCGCTACCTATATGTACAAGCTCGCTGGCGAGATTATTACCGGAGAATCTACCGATTCATTTAGCAACGATCACATGCTTCGCGGTCAGGCGATGGAAGAAGAAGCCCGAGATTACTACGCGATGCAGACGGACGCCGCCGTTCAGTGCATAGGGTTTATACGTGCGCCACTGTCTGGCGGTTACGTCGGCGCAAGCCCGGATGCGCTCGTAGGCACGGCAGGGCTGCTAGAGATTAAGACGCGCTTGCCGCACCTACAGATTCCCGCCTTGCTCGCGGGCGCTCTCCCAGAGGAACATCGCGCGCAAGTGCAGGGACAGCTATGGCTGTCTGGCCGTTCGTGGTGCGACTACGTTAGCTATTGGCCGAAGTTGAAACCGCTGGTTGTCCGCGTGGGTCGCGACGACGCATACATTGCGACGCTTGCGGCTTCGGTCGAGATATTTCTTTCTGAACTAGCCGAATTAGTGCGGAAAATAAGGGAACTTTGACTAGGAGTGCATGACGATGGCGTATGAGCAGAAGCCGAACAGTGGATCGCTGTTCAAGAATGACGACAAGCGCGATGGCAAACAGGATGCCGACTATCGCGGTAGCGCGTTGATCGGTGGGGTGGAGTATTACTTGGACGCTTGGATCAACACCAAGAAGGACGGGCACGGCAAGTACTTGGGGGTTAAGTACAAGCCAAAGAATCCGCCGGCTGAAGTCGCTGTTGCGCAGTCCGCTCCGTCTTTGCCCGTGAAGCCCGGCACCGATGCCGACTTCGACGACGACATCCCGTTCTAATCTAGCTGACAGGCTTGTGGGGAACCGAGCCGCAGCGGTTACTGCGGCATTTTTGAGGTAAGGAATGAACGCATCAATGTATTCAGACTTCGTGGAGCGCAAGGCCCCGCGATCCATCGCGCGCGGTATTGCGCCGATCGGCCCTATTGCTCCTCATCTGTTCCCGTTCCAAAAAGGATGCGTCGATTTTTTGTTGCGAGCAGGGTCGGGCGGGTTGTTCCTAGATACCGGCCTCGGCAAGACTGCGGTCCAGCTTGAGTGGTGCGAACATGCCAGGAACGCCACGAACGGGGCGGCGCTAATCCTTACACCGCTAGCGGTCGCTAGGCAGATCGAGCGCGAGGCGTTGCGGTTCGGGTATGCCGCGCGCGTTATCCGCGACCAGTCCGAGGCGCGCGATGGCATAAACATCTGCAACTATGACCGGCTCGAAAAACTCGACCCGCAAGCATTCGGAGCAGTGTCGCTGGATGAGTCGAGCATCCTCAAAAGCTTTGCAGGCAAGACGACACGGGCGCTGATTAGCTCATTTGCCGGCCACCGCTTCCGGCTCTCAGCTACTGCAACGCCTGCCCCGAACGATCACATGGAACTCGGCCAGCACGCTGAGTTCTGCGGCGTCATGCAATCAAATGAGATGCTGTCGCGGTTTTTCATCAACGATACGGCGAACGCCAGCCAATCGTGGCGGCTCAAGCGCCACGGCGTGGCGGAGTTCTGGAATTGGATGGCGTCATGGTGTCGGCTGGCGCAGATGCCATCGGACCTTGGGGATTCGGACGACGGCTACCGCATGATGCCGCTCAAGATAGAACGTCATCGCGCGGCGGAGTCATCACCGATAATGACCGGCGGGCTTTTTGGCGATGAGGTTGTGAGCGCGACCAATTTGCACATTTTGAAACGTCACACGGCAGAGAATCGGGCGCAGATGGCAGCCGACCTCGTGCGCGCGGAGCCGGGCGAGCCGTGGGTCGTATGGTGCGACACTGACTACGAGTCCGATGCGCTGCTGAAGGCGCTAGACGCGGTTCCCGGTGTCGCCGAGGTTCGCGGCTCGCATACGCCAGAGAAAAAAGAGGCAACGATCAGCGCCTTTGCAGATGGCGCTATCCGAGTTCTCATCACGAAACCGAGCGTGACCGGCTTCGGGCTGAACTGGCAGCACTGCGCGCGGACAGTGTTCGTCGGGCGATCTTTCAGCTACGAGTCCTGGTATCAGGCCGTGCGCCGATTCTGGCGCTTCGGCCAGAGTCGGGAGGTTCACGTCCACCTGATTGTCGCCGAGGGCGAGGATTCAATTGCTCGTGTCATCAATCGCAAGGCGTCCGACCACGACGACATGAAGCGCGCCATGCGCGGCGCGATGCATCGAAACACAGGCCGCGAGAGCGTTACGCGGGTCGCCTATAATCCGTCTCACAAAGGGAAATTGCCATCATGGATTGCCTGAACGAAAAGCACGGCGACGGCTGGGTTGCCTACCACGGCGACTGCGTGTCGGTGACTTCGCAGATGCCGGATGCCTGTATTGATTTCTCTGTTTACTCGCCGCCGTTCGGCTCGCTATTCGTCTATTCGGATAGCGCGCTTGACATGGGCAACAGCTCAAGCGATGGGGAGTTCGCCGAGCACTACGGATTCCTTGTGCGCGAGAAGTTCCGGCTGACCAAGCCCGGCCGGCTGACGGCGGTGCATTGTTCTGACCTGCCGATGACAAAGTGGAAGGATGGAGCGGTCGGGATCAAGGACTTTAGCGGCGACATCATCCGACTGCACCAGGAGGCAGGATGGATATTCCACAGTCGGCGCACGATCTGGAAATGCCCGGTTGTCGAGATGACTCGCACCAAGCACGTCGGATTGCTCTATAAGCAACTGAGATCGGATAGTTCCAAGTCGCGCGGTGGGATGCCAGATTACCTGCTGACGTTCATCAAGCCCGGCGAGAACATGGAACCGATCACGCACGAGTCGAGCGAGTTCTCCGTGGAACAGTGGCAGGAATGGGCGTCCCCGGTCTGGATGACCGTCCGGCAAACGCGCGTGCTGAACGTCAAGGCCGCGCGCGAGGATCGCGACGAGAAGCACTTGTGCCCGCTGCAACTCGACGTGATCGAGCGTGCTTTGGTGCTATGGAGCAATCCCGGCGACGTGGTGCTGTCGCCGTTCATGGGCATCGGGAGCGAGGGATTTTGCGCACTAAAGGCGGGGCGGAAGTTCATCGGGACTGAACTCAAGGAAGCCTATTTCCGGCAGGCGACCATCAATCTTGATGGTGCCATCGCGCAGCAGAGCTTGTTTGTTGGTGCCGCATGAATGACCCCCACGACCTGATCCCACTCGATGACCCCGCCGAGATCGCATCGGTGGACAGCCGCGACGTGCACGACATGATCGGCTGGCGTCGGCCTGATGGCGTGGTCGCGGCGTATCGGTGGTCGATCGAACGGTTCCGGGCGAGGCTGCGAGCTGACTCAGGAGAGGCAGATGTGTGATTGCGACGATCTGATTGCGGACGAGCGCGAAAGCTGGGTTGAAGATCAGCGAGATATTGAAATTCTGCACGCAGCCGAACTCGCCGCCCTGCGCGCCGAGGTCGAGCGGCTGAGGGCCGAGGTAGCGTACATCGTGGCGCTACTGGACCCGCTCGTAGGCGGAGACGGCGCCCCGGTTCAGGCGCTAGTGCGGCGGATTGCAGCACGAGCATCCGCAAGCGCGGGAGCAATTCCGAGCGGGGAGGCTGTGCGATGAACGTCGAGGAAGCACGTGAAATCTGCGAACAATGGCTCGCACACATCGAGCGGTATCGAC